TCAAGCAGCAGTTAAATCGTGCTCGCAAGGGGGCGTACGCGGGGGCGCGGCGACCGTATATCTTCCAGTATGGCATTATGAATTCGAAGATTTAGTTGTATTAAAGAACAATAAAGGTACTGAAGAAACAAGAGTACGCCACATGGACTATGCATTTCAATTAAATAAATTAATGTACGAAAGATTATTAGAAGGTGGAGATATAACATTCTTTGACCCAAATGATGTACCAGGTTTATATGATGCATTCTATAATGACCAAGATACATTTAAAGAACTATATGAAAAGTATGAACGTGCTTATAGTATTCGTAAAAAGACTTTACCAGCATTAGAAGTATTCCAACAACTATTACAAGAGCGTAAAGATACTGGAAGAATTTATATTATGAATGTTGACCATGCAAACGACCATGGGTCATTCGATGCAAAAGAAGCACCAATACGCATGAGCAACTTATGTTGTGAAATAGATTTACCAACTACTCCATTGGAATATGCAAACGATCCAAATGGAGAAATATCTCTTTGTACATTATCTGCAATTAACTGGGGATTAATTAATCAACCTAGTGAATTTAAAAAGTATTGTAATTTAGCAGTTAGAGGATTAGATGAATTATTAGATTACCAAAACTATCCTGTACCAGCTGCAGAAAAGGGTACAATGGGAAGAAGACCGTTAGGAATAGGTATTATTAATTTGGCTTATTTCTTAGCGAAACGCGGTCTAAAATATGACGAATCTGCATTTAAGGTAATCGACGAATATGCAGAATCCTGGAGTTATCATTTAATAAAAACTTCAGTTAAATTAGCAAAACAAAAAGGTGCATGTATTAAAAATAATCAAACAAAATATGCATCTGGAGACTTGCCGATTGATACATATAAGAGAGCAATAGATAATCTTATAGAGCATAAAGAACGTATGCCATGGAAAGAGCTCAGAACTGACCTCAAAAAATATGGTATTCGAAACTCAACTCTCATGGCATTAATGCCTGCAGAAACAAGTGCTCAAATTAGTAATAGTACTAATGGAATAGAACCACCACGTGCTTTAGTTAGTTATAAACAATCTAAAGACGGGGTAATGGCTCAAGTGGTACCTGGCTATCATCACTTAAAAAATAAATACGATTTACTCTGGGACCAACAAAGTCCTGACGGTTATTTAAAAATCTGTGCAATATTACAAAAATATATTGACCAAGGAATTTCCGTTAACACTTCTTATAACCCAGAAAACTTTGACGACAATAAAGTTCCAATGTCAGAAATGATAAAGGATTTAGTCACTGCGTATAAATATGGAATTAAACAATTGTATTATTTTAACACCCATGATGGTGCAGGAGAAATGAAAGTAGAATACCATTCTCGAGAAGAATTACCTTCAGCTGTTGATGACGCAGCAAATGTAATGTCAGGATATGAAGAGGATGAAGATTGCGAGGCGTGCGTAATATGAGCGTATTAAAAAAGAATAAAGAATCACATTTAAAGAAAACAATGTTTTTTGACGAAGGTGTAGACATACAAAGATTTGATGTTTTAAAATATCCAGCGTTAGATAAGATAACAGAAAAACAATTAGGATTTTTTTGGAGACCAGAAGAAGTAGATGTTTCCAAAGATAAAAAAGATTTCGATAATCTAACACCACATGAAAAACATATTTTTACATCTAATTTAAAAAGACAAATATTATTAGATAGTGTACAAGGTCGTGCACCTAACTTAGCATTTTTACCGATTGCAAGTTTACCAGAAGTTGAGAACTGGGTAGAAACTTGGTCTTTCTTTGAAACAATTCACAGCAGAAGCTATACACATATTATTAGAAATGTATATCCTAACCCATCAGAAGTATTCGATGGTATGTTAGATGTAAAAGAAATACTAGAATGTGGAAATGATATAGGCAAATATTACGATGCACTTATTGATAAACCATGTAAAGAAAATTTATGGATGTGTATGCTATCCGCAAACGCGTTAGAAGGTATAAGATTTTATGTATCCTTCGCGTGCTCGTGGGCGTTCGCGGAACTAAAAAAGATGGAAGGAAATGCAAAGATAATTAAGTTTATTGCAAGAGATGAGAATACGCACTTAGCTGGTACAACAACTATTTTAAGAACGCTATTAAAAGAAGATAAAGACTATACAGCAATATCAGCAAAGAAAGAAAAAGAAGCAACAGATTTATTCGTGAAAGTTATTGAACAAGAAAAAGAATGGGCTAAATACCTATTCAGAGATGGTTCAATGATTGGATTGAATGAACAAATTCTGTGCCAATATATAGAATGGATTGGTTCGAAAAGAATGCGTGCGGTTGGATTAACATCGCCATATTCTGTACCGAAAGTCAATCCACTTCCATGGACAGAAAAATGGATTGGTGGAGGCAATGTACAAGTTGCTCCCCAAGAAACAGAAATTACATCTTATGTCACCGGTGGTGTTAAACAAGATGTAGATAAAAACACATTATCAGGATTAAGTTTATGAATGAATTAACAGGAATAGTTGCAGCATTTATTGTTGGATTTAGTGGATTATTATATGTAGCTTATGATAATCTAGAATATAAAGGGTATGGAAATACCAAGTCATGCACTGGAGAATGCTATGAAGAATATGTTCGTGTCAATGGGACATTAATAGAACAGATGGAAGCAAAAAGATTAGCTAGTCAAGCTGATCCTTACAGTGACATACGAGGATTATGGGCAGGTTGTGCAGCTTGTCACGGTTCAGATGGTCAAGGTATGGCGGCATTTCCAAAATTAGCAGGTCAATCATCTAGTTATATACAAAAAGCACTTGAAGAATATAGAGCTGGTGAAACACGTGGAGCACAATCCGTGCTTATGTGGGGACAAGCTGGTAATTTAACAGATGACCAAATATTTCAATTAGCGTCATTTGTGGAGGTAGAGTTAAGTGAGTAATTACAAAAAAGCAACGCCCGAACAAATAAAAGAATGGCATGATACAGAAGGAAAATGGTGGGCAGATAGAGCAATGTCAATTGTAGCTATTTGTTCTTTTATGATTTTCTCTTTAGTTGGAATGATGGGATTAACAATGTATTTAATACAAGTAGGAGTTTACTCATAGTGGTAGTAGAAATTTACAGTAAAGATAATTGTCCATATTGCGATATGGCAATCCGATTAGCAAAGCAGCATGCAAATCTATATAGAGTATTTAAATTAGGTGAAGATTTTCAGCGTGAATTAATGGAAGTTAAATTTCCAAATGCAAGAACATTTCCACAAATTATAGTTGATGACGAATCAATTGGTGGATATACAGAATTTAAGGCTCTAATCGATGCGCGTCTATGAGTTTGATTGTGGATATTGTTTTAAAATATCCGATATACACATAGACGACGATGAAGTTAAACCTCGTTTCTGTCCATTCTGTGGAAATCCAGTAGATGAAGCAGAAGAAGATGAGCTTGATTTCGATGCATAAATACTATTATGGATTGGACATATCAAGGCGTAAAATACGAGCCACCTAAAGATTTCACACCAGATGATTATTATGGATTTGTTTATATGATAACAAATCGTGCTACTGGTCAGAAATATGTAGGTAAAAAATTCTTTTGGAGTAAAAAAACTTTACCACCTCTAAAAGGAAAAAAGAGAAAAAGAAGAAGTATAGTAGAATCAAATTGGAGAGAATACTATGGTTCGAATAAACATCTCGTAGAAGAATTAGAAACCTCAGGTGATATATTCTATAGAGAAATATTACATTTATGTAAAACAAAAGGCGAGTGTGCTTATATGGAAGCCAAAGAACAATTTGATCGCGATGTGTTATTATCCGATGATTATTACAATGGGATAATTAATTGTCGAATTGGTAGTAATGCTATTAAAAATCTAAAGAAATAGGGGGTTTACAAACGCCTTATTTTATGGTATAATATAGACCATTATGTCAAAAGAAAAGAAAAGCAATGTTATCCAGTTTCCAAATAGAATGTTGGAAATAGAAAAGAAACTAAAAGAATCCCGAGAAGCAGTACAATATATATCTGACGAAGCAGCAGATACAGCGCAATATATGTTAGATATAATCGAATCTGAATTACAAATGTCTCCCGAATCTGAATTCCATAGAATGGATTTTAGAGATGACCGTACTAGAGAGTCCAGAGATATGTACGCTATTATAAATCTAATTAATGCAATGTTGCTTAGATTTGCTGGCGTACCACATAAACTCCAAAAAGAATTAGATACAGTGTTTGTAAAAACCCATGCTTTATATAAACAAGGTAAACAAGATATTGAAATAGAATTCGAACCAGAATTCAATATTCCAATTGACCCAGATGAAGGTGGGTTAGGAGATGATGATGATAATAGTTGATTATAGTCAAATTGCTTTAGCAAGTATAATCGTACAAAGAATAGATGACCCAGAACTAATACGACATATTTGTTTAAATACTCTTAGAATGTATAATAAAAAATATAGAGAAGAGTATGGACAAATGGTATTAGCATGCGATGGTTTTAACTCTTGGAGAAAACAATTCTTTCCAGAGTACAAAGGCAATCGTAAAAAGAATAGGTCAGCATCAGAATTAGATTGGAATTTAATATTTGGTACACTTAACGATTTAAGAGAAGAAATAAAAGATAACTTTCCATGGAAGGTATTACATTTAGATGAATGCGAAGCAGACGATATTATTGCTACACTTACAATGCAAACACAAGAATTTGGTTTACACGAACCAGTTATGATTATATCTTCTGATAAAGATTTTATACAATTACAAAAATTTAATAACGTAAAACAATTTAGTCCAGCAACTAAAAAGTTAGTCACCGATCCTAATCCTAGATTATATAAATGGAACCACGTATGCCGTGGTGACTCTGGTGATGGTGTTCCAAATGTATTATCTCCAGATGATACTTTTATAACTGACCAACATCAGAACCAATTACGTCAAGCTAAGATAGATGGTTGGGCAGAGAACGTAGATAATTTAAGAGAAGAAATGGGCGATGAAATATATCGTAATTTTCAAAGAAACCAAACACTAATAGATTTTGATTATATTCCAGAAGAGATACAAAATACTATTATAAATACTTTTAATGAGACAAAGCCTGCACCAAACATGAAGGTTTTGAATTACTTAGTTAAGAATAGATTAAAAAATTAGTAGATAACAAAACTATTTCCAAATTATTTGTATCGATAAGTGCATTATTCATCTTTAGTTGAGTATATTTTGGATTTTTCCATAAATTTTCTTCATATACCTCACCAATAACTTTATAAGTGGTATTTGGTAAAACAGGTTTTAAGTACTTTACAGTATGCTCAAGGCCGGTAGCAATCTTCCATTCACTAAATTCATTAAGTTTTTGAAGAATTATGCATATAGAATGTAACCCCGAAGCTACAAGCTCCTCAAAAATAGATTCTTGAGCTTCGTTTTTGTTGAGATGAAAAAACATAGGATCATAATTTGTTGCAAAAGATATTATTTCATCTTCTTTAATGATGAATTCATCTGATTTAATTTTATGGTTTAAAAACATCTGAATAAAAAGGGGCGGGTATTAAACCCACCCCTTTAATTTATTACACTTGCTCTTAGTAATTTTCAACTAAATAATGAACCAAAACTGCGTTAAGCGTTGTAGTTCTAAAGTTTTCAATATCTGAGCGTAACATACCAGCGTTAGCAGGCTGTGCAATTCTTACCATTGGCACATCATCTAACAAAATAGTATGAATTTCAGTAATTAAAGCATCTCTTTCAGGTCCTGCAGCAGTTGTAAATAATGTATCCATTTTTTCAACAAATTCTGCATTGTCATAACCTTTATAATTTTGAAATGCTAGTTGAGGATGGTGGTTCAGTCTCC